AAAGACATTGGGCTTATGCTCATTCCTGTCATTACAGAGGCTATGCCAGTCATCAAGGAAATGGCAACCGAGATTGGTGAAAAGCTGAAGGAGGCTGTTGCCTCTATTGACTGGAAATCGCTTATCCAGGCAGTTCTTGACTTTACTACTTTCCTTGTAGCAAACGCTGAAACTATCGCTAAGGTGATCGCGGCAGTCTTTCTTCTAAACACAGCCTTCAAGCTCATGGCAGTAGCCTCTGGCATTGTCAAAACCGCTATTGCTTTACAGACTTGGTTTACAGCTCAGCTTGCAACAGGAACAACACTTGCCACCATCGCAACTAACCTTCTAAGTTCGGCTATGAGGCTGATTCCTTTTGTGGCTGTTATTGCCGGCCTTATTGTGATGACAGACCAATACAACAAAACTAAGACGGCTATTGAACAAACCTTGCCTTCTTTGGGGCAGTTTGAAGCTGACACCATTGCAGTTGCCAACGCTGCTGCCCTCTTCTCCCCTTACCTAAATGTAATCAAGCAGATTGTCTTTGCGTTACTTGACGCTAGCGATGCTGCCGAGCTATTCCACGCTGCTAGTAATAAGGCAACCTCAAATGACGCTGCCAACAGAAATAGGCGAAATGCTCTAAGAGATCAAAACAGACGCGCTGGGCTTATTGGTTCTCGCTCGACTGGTTTTACTATGCCAAACATTCAGGCGATGCTTGATGCTGCTGGCGGTGGTGCTGGTCCGGCTAGCATAAACGATTCTCTAAATCAGCTGATTACATCACAGCAGCAAGCAGCTAATCAAGAATCAGGGATACTAGACCAACGGCTATCTGCCTTTGAGTCATTCAACAACGCGGTCAAGTCATTATTTGGGCAAATCAAAGAGTCAATCTTATCTAGCTTCAACCTGCCTACTTTGGGTAACTCAATCAACTCGATTACCAGAAACATTGGAAAGCTACTAGAAAAGACCAAGGGCTTTGCTCAAAACATAAGCAAGCTCGCCGGTCTAGGTTTGAACCCTGCTCTACTGCAACAGGTTATTGGTGCAGGACCAATGGCAGGTTCTCAACTAGCTGCTGCCTTAGTTGGTGGAGGTAGTGCCTTTATCAGCCAGCTCAACTCTGCCTATGGTGAGTTTGGCAATCTTGCTTCGGGTATCGCAGGGGCAGGTGCAACCTCAGCCTTTAACACCCCGACAGTAGAAAACACTTACAACATTGAGGTCAATGGTGGGGTTGGCTCAGGTCCGACAATCGGTAAAGCAATCGTTGACGCTATCAAGTCCTACGAGCGCACCTCTGGTGCTGTCTGGCAGGGTGCGTAATGCCAGCACCAGTCGTCAAGATTGAGCTTGGTGCTGATCTAGGGGCTAGAGATGCTGACACATTCACGCTCGATGACCCAGTAAAAGGTCTGCTAGACAACACGCTCTACACACTAGGTGGAACTCGTTTCTTTGACATTACTGACAGGCTTATATCTGCCACTACTCAAAGAGGTAAAAGCGTTTCGCTAGATCGTATTGATGCAGGAAACTCCAACATTATTTTAGATAATGCTGACCGCTTATTTGACCCTTTGTTTGTAAGTGGTTTCTACTATGGCAACCTTGTCCCTGGTAGAGAAGTCAAAATAAGCTGCAACGACTTTCCTGTTATCCATACTTTTATTGACGACATTGACATCGCTTATGAGCCTGGCAATCGATCGGTTGTAAGTATTCAGGGTGTTGACGGACTAAGCGATTTGACCATAAATAACTTGCCAGAGGTCTTACCCGACATAGAGCTTTCGGGTGCTAGGATCACACGCATCCTTGACCTGCCAGAAGTAAATTGGCCTATTGCCGACAGAACCATTGACGCAGGTAGTAGCTTGCTATCAGACACAGACATTACTGAAGGTACACAGACAATCAGCTATCTCCAGCTAATCGCCACAAGCGAGGCGGGTGAGGTCTTTGTATCCAAAGATAACAAGTTTGTATTTAAGGGAAGAAACACACCGCCTAACCTTCCAAATCTAATTTTTACAGATGAAGCTTCTATACCTGGATACACAGTCATTCCGTTTGCTGACTTAGGTGTTGTGTATGGAACCGAGGAACTTTACAACCGGATTGTGGTTAGCAATGACCAGCTATTCCCAGATCAAGCCACTGCTGAGGATGCAGCTTCTCAGGCAGCTTATGGGCCACGCTCTTACACAGTAGATGGTTTGCTAAATAATGACCCTGACGAGCTTCAGTATTTAGCTGATTTCTTGCTGGCTAGGTTTAAGGAACCTCAGTATCGCTTCAGCAGCCTTTCGGTTGTTATGGACATCTTGAGTGAGGCCCAGCAAGACGAGGTTCTTGATTTAGAGATTGGCGACATTGTTCAAGTAAAGTTCACGCCTTCAGGTATTCCACCAGCCATCGAGCAGTATGTCCGAATAATCGGCATCAGCCATGACTGGCAAAACAACGAGAAGCGTATAAACCTAGCCCTAGAGCGTTTGGACTTTACCATCTTTGTTCTTGACAGCCCTGTATTGGGTGTTCTTGACGAGGACCGCCTGAGTTTCTAACTGCTAAACTTTGACTAAGAGAAACAAGGAAAACGATGCCAAGACAAGTATTTGACTCTGGAGAAGTTCTATCTGCTACGGATGTGAACAACAATCTGATGAATCAGATGGTTATGACTTTCGCTGGTACGGCTGCTAGGGGTTCTGCTATTCCTACACCTACTGAGGGTATGCTTACCTACCTAGCCGATACCGATACCTTTGAGTTTTACGATGGCAGTAGCTTTCTACCACTATAAAGACTTTCGACAAGATAAAGACTAAGGAAAACAATGCCAAGAAAAGTATTCACCGCTGGTGAAGTTTTAGCCGCAGCGGATGTTAACACCTATCTGATGGATCAGGCTGTCATGACCTTTGCTGGCACAGCAGCTAGGGCCTCTGCTATCAGCACTGCCACAGCAACAGAGGGAATGGTTACTTACCTAGCTGATACCGACACCTTCGAGTTTTGGAACGGCACAGCTTACGCTTCTTTAGCTCCTGCTGCCCCAACTTTGGAATACTTAGTAATCGGTGGCGGTGGCGGTGGCGGTGAACGAGAGGCTAACTTTGGTGGTATTGGCGGTGGTGGTGCTGGTGGCTATCGCAACAATGTTTCTGGTGAGCTAAGTGGTGGTTCTGCTGTCGCTGAAGGCGCTCTTTCTTTAAGCCTTGGCACTTATCAAATTGTGGTTGGCGCTGGTGGAGCTGGTGGTACTACTGCCAACTCACCTGGTTTAAATGGAAATCGCTCTGCCCTTTACCTTATTACCGCCCAAGGTGGGGGTGGTAGCAATCCTGGTAAAAACGGTGGTTCTGGCGGTGGGGGAAGCAGCATCACAGCTAATGGCATAGCAATAGTTAAAGAGGGATTCAATGGGGGAAGTACGACTGGTTCACTATCGAATGGCGGTGGCGGTGGCGGTGGTGCTGGTGCATTAGGTGCAAGCACTTCTAACAGTAGTGGTGCAGCTGGCGGCGCTGGTCTATCATCTTCAATCACAGGTTCTTCTGTTACGAGAGGTGGCGGTGGCGGTGGTGGCGCTCAGGCTGGTCAAGCTGTGGGTGCTGGCGGAGCTGGCGGTGGTGGCGCGGGTTCAACAGACTATACAGCTAGTGCTGGCACAGCCAATACTGGTGGTGGTGGTGGTGGAACTTGTAACGGTGCTGGTGCTAATGGCGGTTCTGGTGTTGTTATTTTCAGAGTTCCAACAACAGTAACTGTAAGTTTCTCTGGTGGAGTGACCCAAACAAATAGCACCATTAGCGGCAAAAAAGTTTATGTTGTAACAGCTACAAGCACTACGAGTGAAACGGTAACTTTCTCATGAGTCATTTTGCAAAACTAGACGAAAACAACATCGTAATCTTTGTGACTGTCGGCAGACAGGAAGATGACGGCAAAGAAGCTGAACTATCTGCTCGAACTGGTGATGTTTACAAGCAGACTTCTTACAACACGATGAATGGAGTTTACATTGACCCTATTACTCGTGAACCAGCCACAGACCAGTCCAAGGCTTTCCGTAAGAACTTTGCTGGTTTAGGTTATTTCTACGATGAAGCTCTCGATGCCTTTATTCCGCCTAAGCCATACAATTCTTGGGTACTTGATGAGGACACTTGCCAATGGGAAGCACCCCTACCACGACCAAATGACGGCTTCACCTACATCTGGAACGAATCACAAGTAGATTGGGAGCTTCAGGACTTCTCTGAAGGTGCATAATGGCTGAGGAAACAACCACTGTTCGCATCACCCAAGCTGATATCTACAAGAAGCAACTAGAGCATGGCGAGATTCTGGTCAAGGTCTTACAGAAGCTAGACCACCTTGACGATGTGCCTGAGCGCATTAGGGAAGTAGAACTAACCCTTGCCAGGCTCGCTTGGATTGAGCGTATCGCCTACACCGGACTAACAGGATCAGCAATCGCAATCATTGGCTTGATAGCCGCAACGATAGGAAAATAATGACTACTTGGATTAGACCGGTAGATGGTGGGAGTATCTCTGACAGTTTCAATGGACATAAAAACAGAGCAAAGCCA